ATGCATAGGACCTGCACCGTCACCCTCACCCACCACCTTGGAAAGAAGCTCGAGCGCGCCAGCTGGCCCGAGCCGATCCCGGCCGAAGTGCGCCTGATCGCCATGAACAACCAGGCGCTGTCCAGGATGGAGAACCGGCTCACCCTTGACCGGCTGCAGAAGTTCGGCGCGATCGAGAAGTCCGCAGTGCCCGACCTGCTCGACCCGCGCCTGATCTTCATGGACAGCAGCCGGCGCGCCATGATGTTCGTGGGCTCGGAGGAGATCATGCACCAGCGGTACTACCAAGGTTGGTGGCTGGAATGGACCGTATAGCGACGCATCTTTTTTGTTGACGGCGTATGCATTTATGCGTACAATGATTCCATTGTCAACGAAACAAGGAGGTGCGGTGAAGCAAAGCGAGTTCAGACGGTGGCTCGCTTCCCACGGGGTGACTTTCGTAGAGGGCACAAACCACACGAAAGCCTACTACCAGGGAAAACAGACCACCCTTCCCCGGCACCCAAGCAAAGAGCTTCCGGAGCCGCTGAGGAAGAAAATCCTGAAGCAACTAGGACTGAAGTAAAGGGAGGCCCCGAAAGGGGCTTCCCACTCGCGCTAGGCCTCACCGCATGCACATTATGGCTCGATACCCTGCACTGATTGAACCCGGCGACGGCGGCTTTACGGTGTCGTTCCGCGACATCCCGGAAGCGCTCACCTGCGGCGATACGCAAGAGGAAGCACAGACCATGGCCTCGGACGCGTTGCTCACGGCTATGGAGTTCTATTTTGAAGACCAGCGCGCAGTCCCGCCGCCCTCGCCCGCGCAGCACGGCGAGGTGATGGTGGACCTGCCAGCGAGCGCCTACGCAAAGGTGCTGCTGCTCAACGAGATAGTGCGGCAGCGCATCACCCAGGTTGAGCTCTCGCGCCGTATGGGCGTGCCCCGCCAGGAAGTTGCGCGAATCGTGAACCTTGGCCACGCCACCAAGATCGATACGCTTGCCGCCGCCCTGCGCGCGGTGGGCAAGGATCTGGTACTGGGCCTGGAGGACGCTACGGCGCCAGCTTGAGCGAACGCACGTAGCCCTGCAGCCCGTTCACTTGGTCGGCCCATTCTGCAGCATCTCCGCCCAGTCGCTCATATTCCGCGACACACGCCCCAATAACTCCGATCCAGTCGGGGCCGGCTTCATGAGGTCCGCCGCTGGCTCCGGCAGCCGCGGCACGCCGGCCGGCTGCGAGCTCGCGCAGCAGCCCGTCAATACGAGCGCGCTGGGCAGCAGCAGTCTTTTCAGCATCCTGGCGCGCCACGACGGCACCGCGGTATTTGGCATCAGCACGATCTCGTTCCTCCTGCATTGCGCGCTCGACGCGCGCCTGGCGCTCGAGCGTGGCGGCGCGCTCAGTGGCGACGCCGGCGTCATACTGCCGCGCGCCGTACAGCTGCCGGTCGATGCGCCAGCCGGCCAGCGCCAGCGCCAGCACGGCGGCACCGATCAGGTACGGCCAGGCCGCGCGCGGAATCATTGCAGCCCCGAGAGACAGAGGCGGCGTTCGTCGAGCCTGCGGTTGCGCAGGCCTTGCACGAAAACCTTCTGCCCACCCGGCCCAGTGACAAAGGACCAGACGGGCGAGCCGTCCGGCGCGTTCGCCAGAGCATTGCATCCCTCGGCCAAGCGGCCGGCGTTGATGAGGCCTACGGCGCGGCTCGCGCAGGTGCTGGGCACACCAAAGTTGTGGGCGTGGCTGCTGAGTGCGTCGAAGATCGGCTGGCTGATGGCCACATTAATGCACTGGGCCAGCTTCAGCTGGTCTTTGCCCACGACCATGCGTTCGACTTCAGCGCAGCGCTCGGGCGACCAGTAGTCGCCGACGACGACCGGGGCAGGGCTGGTGTGTCGCGTGATGCCCTTGCACACCGTGGGCAGCCCGCCGGCGAGCTTGTCGGCATAGACGATGTTCTGCCCGTCGCCCTCCCACTTGCCGAGGAACTCCTGGAGAGGTCCAGAGAAGATCGCGATGGCGCCGGACGCTACGAGAGCAGCAGCGCCGCCCTTGACTTTGGTTCCGAGCTTCATTTGAACCCCCGCCACGTCGAGTATGCCGTGTAGACGGCAGTGAGAAAGACCACGATGTAGGTCAGCGGCTTGGCCAGGTTCCCAAGCCCCTGCAGCACCTTGAAGCCGCCGGTAAGCGCCTGGAACGTGTCGATGATGTCCTGGGTGTTCTGCCGGATCTGCTCGACGGCGTCCGCGTTGCGTTTCGTCGCGTCAGTGTTGCTTGCCATGTTTTGCTCCATCTGAGCAAGGCGTGTGTCGATGTCTTCAATGCGTAGCTCGAGTGAAGATTGCTTCGCATGCATCGACTTAAGGACTGCGTCGGTGAGGTGTTCGTCTGCCACCTGTATCTCCGGAGAGTCGGATATTGCCGACGTAGGGACAAAAAAACCCGCCGAAGCGGGCTGTGCTTGGCGGGCGCCAGGCCTACCGAATCCAGTGGTCGGCACGGCCGCGCGCACTGATCGATATCGACGTGAGTTGAACGCCGTCGGCCCAGTCGAGACAGCGAGACCCGGGCTGCCCAACGGAGGCGTTCCATTTGCCGCCAAGCAGCGCGCCGCGAGTGGCCGTCTCCGTGTCTTGAATCAGAACGCCGCGGCTATCCGACATCGCGTAGAAGTCCGGCTTGATCTGGGGCGTCCGCGGGGACCCGTCATAAGGCGAGGCTCCAACGGAATACCCGAGCTCGCGGCCCCATACCCATTGACAGCCTGTCGCCTGAATGACGCCCCATTTGGACGTCATCATGTAGTCATGCGCATAGCTTGCAGTGTTGGTCGTGGCAAGCCCGGTGGTCACCGGGTCATTGCCACGTGGCACCCCTTCCCGCGCGCCAAAGAATGCCGTGCAGGCCTCTTCATACGACAAGAGCTTCTTGCCGTGACTGATCATGATTTCGTTCGCCATCCACCAGTCCAGCGCTGCCTTGGCAACACCGTTACCCCCACAGGTCAACGGCCGGCGGGGGGGCTCGCCGCCATCTGCGATCACCACGCCGTTTCGGCTGGTGCCGTTCACGATGTGGTCCACCCCGAGCAGATAGATGTCGGTCCAGAAGGAATCGGCCACGAGAACCATTCCTCGCGCGTTGGCGCAGCGAGGCCGGAAATTCAGGTCCCAGATGGAATACGGGCTGATCTGAGGCGTGGCATTCCCTCCGGTGTTGACGTCGGTCGCGTTGCCGCCCGGCGCGTAGTGGAAGCCTCCCACGATCTCGGCGCCCATGCTCGGTGCGCTATCAAAACTCGGAGAGGCCTCGAAGCCAAGCGGCGACGCCCACACGGCATAGTCGGTGCCGGCAACCATCGTTGTCGGCAGCGCCACGGGCGTGTAGGTCGACACGTTGAATACGTAGGAACCGACGGACACTTCGAGCCCCGGGCGCACGCTCAGCGTCCCGCCGCTAAGAATGAACGCAGGGGTGAAGGGGTCGGCTTTTTTTATCGAGATCATCATGCCTCCTGTGGGCGTCGATTGTAGGCGATCAGTGGTCCTGTTGCGGCACCGCCGGCCAGTCGATGGTCTCGGGAAAGCCTGGCTGCTGCTCGATACGCATCAGAGCTACGCGATACGCTTTCCATTGGGCGAGAGCATCTGTTTCATCCGCGGACGCAATCCCCAAATCGACAGCATCCTCAAGCGGCGCGATCCGCAATGCCGCGACCCCCAGTAGGACATCACGGTCACTGCGGGCGATCGAGGACAGTTGCTCACGCGACAGCGCGTGCTCGGGAACGGGGCTCTCCAGCCAGCCACCGCCCTCAGCGGGCACATACCGCATGCCATCCCTCACGGCGCTCGGCGGCTCAACATCAATCGCGCCACCAGGGATCAAGAAGACACCCGGCTCAAGCGGCGACTCATCGGCGGTGACGGCGGAGTGAAAGAAGCCATCCGCGGTCAGCTGAGAAACGATTTTTTCCATGGAATCCCCTTAGTACTTGATGCACACGAGCGGCGCGAGGTTCCGCGGCCGCGTGCCGAAGTTCTGTTGCGCATCGAAAGCGATGCTGCCCGTGCTCGACGTCGACGAAGACACGAGCGATCCGTAGTCGGAGACCTGGACCAAGTCACCGCCAATGCGCCCGATCAACGCCGCGGTGTTGTCGTCTCCGTTCATGACCGACCGAACAGCGGGCGAAGTCGTCCCCGTGCTATCGGCCGCGACCAGAGTTGCCTTTTGCCATGCCGCCCAAACGCGGCCCGCGTCGACACCGCGGCCGTCATCGAAGCCCCGGAAGAACTCGCCGCGCGCGTCGGGCAGCACGATGTAAGCGCCGGTCGTACTGCGAGTGGTCGAAGGGTTCGCAGGATCCGTGCAGCGGTAGCCCCACAGCGTGGTAGCGTTGTTTGCGTCTCCTACGTAGATCGCGGCCGCCAAGGCCGGATACGTCGCCACCGACACGGCCGCGCCATTGGCCTTGAGGTACCCAGCCGGCGCAGCATTCGCGAACGTCATCAGCATGGCGCCAGCCGGCGTGCTAGCTCCCGCCAGCGCGGTCTGCACAAATGCCGTGGTGGCGATCTGCGTGGTGTTCGTGCCAGCAGTCGCCGTAGGCGCAGCCGGCGTTCCGGAGAACGTGGGTGACGTCAGGCTCGCCAGAGCGCGCCAGCTTGCGGAAGCCCCGGCGTTCGGGTCCACCGCGTTGTTGTCCACCTGGCTGACCCAAATGGTCAGGCTGTCGTTGCTCAGAATGCGAGCGCCTTTGGGGTAGCCACCCACGGCCGCGACAAAGGCCGCGTCGAAGGGATAGCCGCCACCAGCCTGCGTCCAGCGAACGGCTGCGCTGAGGAAGTAAAGAATGCCATTGAAATCCTGGCCGAACGGCGGGATCCCGCCTGCCGTGACCGGAGTCATGGTCAACGGCGGGAATCCATCCGTGAACGATGCCGCTCCCGGACTCACGCCGATCTGCGACGCCACAGGAATCGTGTTCTTGGAGCCGCCTTCTGCAAAGGCGACGGGAGATTTCGAAGGTGCGTTACTGGCTTGCATTGATCAGCCCCGAAGAGGTGAAAAAGACGCCCTGACCGAACGGTAGGCCGGAGCCTTCAGAGAAACCGAAGGTGGACGGAATGTCGACTTGAAGGATGTCCGCGAGCACGGCCGCCGGCTTCGGGATAGCGCCTGACTGGGTCAGGATGGCGACTTCGAACGGCAACAGGCTGAACTCGAATGTGTACCGAAAGCGCATGCCACCTGTGTCAGAGACGTAGCACCGCCCACGCCCCTCAAACAGGTTCGACAGCAGCCTGTTCAGACTCGGGCTAGTGCAATCCGAGATGTTGGCCAGGGCCTTAACGAGAATAAGACGGCGGTACGCATCGTCCGCAAGGCGATAGGTCTGTGTTTGGCTTTCGCCCACATACATCGGCGCCTGGCCGAAGGGCTGCCAACTCAACGCCTCATCGAAGCCCAGATACGTCTCTTCGCCGGGGATGGTGAGCTCTCGGCCAACGCCGACTATCTTTCCCCAAATATCGAGGCCAAATCCTTGGGCGGTCTCGACATTCCACACGTAGTCGTAGAACGCGTCGAAGTCGGCCTCGGGATTGATGTAATCGTCCATGTTGTTGATCAACTGGACCAGCGTCGGGCTATTCGCGTACTGGCTGATGACGGTGCGCGCCACCAGGCCAGGCTTGGGTGTAGAGCTCATGTGAGGACCACCACAATGTCATCAGCCGATACTGTCGGCCGGCGATCGATGTTCACCGTCACGCTCGGCGCCGTGGGCGTGCTCGTTCCGATCAGCAACGACAAGATGGAGAGCGCCGGGCTGATAAGCGACACCGGAGCGTAGAATCGGCTGGCGTAGATGATGGAGCCGATGCGTGCGCGCTGACCTCCGTCAACGCCATTGAATGCGTCGATGATGGCCTGCTTGACCTGGGCAACCACGTCAGATGGCAACGCCGGATTGGCTGCGATCTCGACGCGGAACAACACCGGCAACGCGTCGGGGGTCTCCCAGCGCACCACATAGGAAGGGTACGGGTACTGATAGTTCTCCGTGTCCTGGACGATCTGCGAGGTGTTGCCGTTGTAGTCAGCGCCGTTGCTTTTCTTGCGCCAGATCGCTTCCGCGATGTCAGCCGCTTGGCCTCCTACAGCAGCGACCCATATCGAATGCGGCGCGAGCATGACCCCGCCGATCTCCTGCGCGACCGACTCATTGTTCTCCGTGACATAGGCGTCGATGACGCCGTCGACGTTGGCCACAGCGGCGTAGATCGAAGGCAGCGATCCGCGCGCATTCAGCGCGACCGACTGCTGACGCCGAAGTTCAAATTCAGCGCGTGATTCGACGTTGCTACCAACCGTACCGTCGTCAGCATTCAGAACGGAGTCCCACCCGGGAATTGCCTGGTAGATCTGGGACAGCGCGCCGGCCGCGCAGCTGATCGGGCCGTTCACCGAGCAAACAAACGGAAGATCGACACTGCCTCCGAGCGGGATAGTGCCCGACTGCGTGCATATGTAAATGTTGCCGTCTACCGCCTGCGCGCGCGCTCCCACGGGAATGGTCGCACCCGTGAGCCCCGTACACGTTGCGATAACCGCGGTAGCGGTACCCGGCTTCCGGTCTAGAAAATAGATCCGGCCGATCGCGTCCTGCATGCGACCCGCCGCAAACGAAGGGTCCACTTGATTGACGTACGAGGCGAACTCGTTGTTCTTGGAGCCGATAATGGCCGTCGTGCTGCTGGCCAGTTGGCCCTGCGGCGTTTCGAGGGCGGGATTCAGTCCACCCCCAAAGGCATTATCCATATCCGCTTGCACGCCAGCCAAGATCTCGGATTCTTGAGGCAACACGAGGCCGGCCGGCGTGAACTGGACGCGCGGAACTTGCGAGGTAGTCATGATGGCCTCAGAAAGTGATGGTCGAGGTGGAGCCGTCGGTCAACGTCACTTCGACGTAGCCGCTAAGGCGCCGCCCCTCGAAGGCGGTGACGGTCGGGCGTGCGTCGGCGACTTCAGGCACCTGGAGAGCAGCAGCACGGAGCCCCCCCACGACCACCGCAAGAGGCGGAAGCTCACCCAAAATCTGCGACCAGTAAGGGACGCCCTTGGTCGTGTTGTAGAAAAGTTCGCCACGGAAGAGCTTGATGGCACTCGCGACGTCTTGAGCCACTGCGTATGGGTTAGACGCCATGGCGATGTTCCCGGACGCGTCCAGCACCAGGTCCCAGACCGTTCGATCCAAAAGAAGCGTGTTCATCAGCCTCCCCTTACCGTGATGGTCATATGGTCGCTGGTCATTTCCTGCGTAGGCGCGTTTGTCTCCGATCCTGCGCCGTTCTCGTGGTGGGTGTGGGAGTTGAAAAGCTCCTGAAACTGCGAAGTAATCAGTCGGCGAAGCTCCTGCCCGGATGCCCCCAGTTCCACATTAGGCGCGGTGACGGCTGCGCTGGCGGACGCCGTCACGGTCGATGTCGAGCAATCCACCGTTACGCTTGTGGCCTCGACGGTGACGTCCGGCGCGCGCACTGTGACCTTCGTCGGCGACACGATCGAGATTCCCCCCGGCTGGAACTGCACATACTGCGCAGGCGTGCCATTGAGCATGCCGCCGAAATAGATGCCGTCGGCCATATCGTGGGAGCGCCAGGACCCGGGGTTCGACTGCACCTTACGAGACTTGACGGCCGAGATATCTCGACTGGAGAACGCGGCCATGCCGATGTCCCCGATCTTCGGGTCCAGAATCACGGCATCTGATCCACCTTGCAAGCGGAAGTATGGAAGCTGGTGCAGCACACCATGTGGTGTAGCGTTACCGTTTCCGTCAAGCTGGTTGACGAGAGGCTGCACGTCGACGAAACCAACCGGGGAGAGCCCGCCGTCGTTCGTCACCGCCACCACCCTCACCAGGGTGCATGTGTTGAGACGATTCAGCATCTGGCCCACCATGAAGGTGATGGCACCATACTGCTGCGCCCCCGCCGCCGGCCCAGCCTGCCCGCCATATCCGAACTGTTTCTCAACCATTGATCGACCTTTGACACAGAATCCGCGATATCCACCCGCCGCCCGGGACCTCTGATTCGAGCTGGTGCACCAGACTGACGACGATCCACTCCCCATGCGCGGCCTCAACCACGCTGATGACCTGTACCAAGTCACCCAGGCCCAACTGGGGCGTGTACAAGAGCGAGAACTCGACGCCGCCGCCTGTGAAAGTCGGATATCCAACCAGGTTTCGGCCCGCCTCGATCAGGATCGGCTCTGACGCGCGTGCCCCGGCGTAAGGCCAAATCGCAAGGACCCCGCGGTCAACCGAGAAGTTGAAGCGGCCAGCCCGCGCGCACGATTTGAGTTGCTCGAATGCGGTGCCCGGAAAATAGGGATTGGAGAGGGTGACGGAAACGCCATTGTTCTGGAATGCCACGCCCATCGCCCGAGCAATGTCGGCCGCCACCGATTCCGCTTGGACCGCGCCGCGGTAGCTTCTCGCATTGGTCGGGCGCACGGCTTCGAACGCGGCGGCCAGTGCCACAACATTGAAGGCGACCTCCGGCGCCTGGTTGTAGTCGGCCCACGCCTGGGCAATCGTGCCCTCATACACCACAGTCAGTGCGCTCTCCCCGACATCACCGGCAGCTACCAAAATTCGGTTGTTGCGCCGTTCGGTGAGCACGGGACCAATCACCGTCAGCTTGTTGATCATGTCCTGCGACAGACCAAAGATGCGCAGCTGAAGCTGCGACTGCGCATCACCGTTGTAGGCAATCACGGCTGCCTGTACCCGATAGCCCTGCAGGGTCACGGCGGCCCCAAGGTCATCGCCAAACTCACCCTCAGCGAGATTGATTGTGACGTCGATGCGGCGTTTGACGAACGTCATAGATCAGACTCTTCCAGGTACATCAGTTGGAACCGACCACCAAATCCAGCGTACTCGGGGTCCTCTCGCCCCTGCGTGTCCACGAAAGCGATATCTCCCACGAAAGGGCTGTAGCGCTCGCGCACGACGCGCACTCGATCGCGGCACAGTACGGCCAGCGCCAGCGGCTGATGGTTCACTTGGAGGTCGAGGAAAACGCCGGTCGACTTTTGATAGACCGCCACTTGGCAGTTCTGTCCACCGAGCACCACGCTGCAGGTCTGCGCCGGCACCGCCCGAAGGGGGATTTGTCTCATTGGATAGCTCCTTCGAGAGGCACGGCTTCGATTGCCGCCGGATCTGCCACGTCGAAAATTTCAACCGGCGCAGGGTCAGATACCGGGAAGGTCTGAACTTGACCGTTGCTCTCTTCCTCGGCTCCGTCAGGCTCTGCAGTCTCCCCGAAATCTGCTACAGCCGTCTGGCGCACCTCTTCGATGTACAGCTCAACAATGAGTAGGCTGGGCCCGCTCCGAGAGCTGCGCTCATACGAGTAGCCGACGATGTTGGAGGACTGATAGACGATCTCAGGCGTGACAAGCGTGAAGAGGTCGGTGCTGCTCTTCAGCTCCTCCAGTTTCGCCAGAAGCTCGCCCCTCGAGGTCATGTCGCCACTCAGTGATACCCGTAGAGCAACGTCATAGGGCGTGTCCACCTTGTTGAAGGAAGAGAAGGTACCCATCTCCACCGGGAAGGTCGAGATTCGCGCGCCATTTCGAAACCGAACACCCAGCACCGTGTCGAAGCCGAGCACTGGCAGTCCGTTCGAATCGTAAAGCCCCCAGCGCGGAATGCCGAATATCAGCGCAGCCAGCCCACCGAGCCCAAGATTTGCCAGCTCGGAGACGGAGGGAAGCGTGAGGTCCCTCAGCACAGCCGGCACCCCAGGGACCTGTGGGACGTTAGGAAATGGGATAGAGGGCATCAGAACATCCCAGTGTTGGATTGGTTAACGAGACTCTGGCTCCCCCCCAGCGCACTAAACTCGCGCGCGACACCTTGCGCATCGGTTGCCTGGGTGTTGATGGTGACGGGGCCATTTATGTTGACCTCGTGGTTGTTCTCGGTGCTAAGCGGCAGCGGACGCTCACTCAATCCGGTCGCAGTCGGAGAGGCCTGCACCGCCGACATCGCCGACGAGTTGCCCGCCGCTTCGACGTCTGCGCGGTGAGCTGCCGCGTACAGCGCGCCTGCGGCTGCTGAGCGCTTCTCTGCCTCACCTTCACGGTCCTTAGGACGCTCGTAGTACCGGGAGACCGCGTCTCCGGCCTGCTGCGGCGTTTTTGCCGCGCGCAGCTTCTCCATGGCGGTGATCTCTGTGTTGCGCAACTCCCAGTCGACAAACGCGAGTTGCTGCTCGAGGCTGGCGTCCTTCAGATCGATGCCAAAGGCCTTCTTGAAGTCCGCCTGCCGGGTCGGATGCCATTGAGCCACGCCGACCGCCTGACCGCCGTCGCCGATCGCCTTCGGGTCAAGGTTGCTTTCGGCCATCAGGTTCGCGACGATTCCGGTCGCCTGCTCGCGCGAGTACCCCTTCCCCTCAAAGAACTTGATGGCATCGAGGGCCTTCTTGCTCTTCAGCGCGGGGCTGTTCAATGCGTCGAGCTGGCCCTTCTCACCGACGTTAAGCGACTTGCTGTAGGTAGCCAGTGCAACACCGCCAGCCACTGTGGCAAGCGATCCCAGAGCGGCAACCCCTGCCGCACCTGATGCCCCGCCGATAATCCCAAGGGATGCCCCGATTGAGGCGAGCGCACCCGCGAGAGACAGCATCGGCGTAACGATAGAAAGCAGCTTCAGCGCCGCAAGACCCACCAGGACGTTCTTCCATCCGCCCACCGACTGCGCGGCCTTGTCCGCCTTTTCAGCGAATTCGGCGAATCCGTTCACGAGTCCATCCACCCACTTCACGATCCCCTCGCGATTGGCCAGCAGGTAGTCCCCCAGCTTTTGGGCTCGCCCGGCCAGCTTCTCGAAAGTCGGGATGAGCGAAACCAGGACCTTGGTTCCTACCGCCTCGAAGGTGTCACGCAGATCGAGGTAGACGTTACGCAAGCGAAGCGCGTCCTGGGCGTCCTTCCCTGAGATAGCGGAGCGCTTCTCCTGGGCCTGGACCAATTGCTGGATCGCAGCCGGCCCCTGCTTGATCAGGTCGAACTGGTCATCTGAGACGCCCATCAGCTGAGCAGCGAGGGCCGCCCGAGCTCGATCCGTCTTGTACAACTCCGAGACGATGCGCGAACGCGCCAGCAGATAGCTGTTGCCATCCTTCAGGTCTTCGACCTTTCCCCCAAACTGGAAGAAGGCAGGCAGCGTTTCCGCATTCATGCCCCGGCGGAACTTCGCGACCTCGCTGGCTGACTGCCGGAGCTGGGCCGTGATGCCTTCCGCCGACCCGCCGGCGCGTTCAGCCGCGCGCTGCCATGCTTGTAGCCGCTCGGTGCTCATGTCCAGGTTTTTGGACATTTGCCCGAGACTGGCGGCGGTGTTAATCGTGTTCGCGGTGAAGCTCTTCAGCCCCACGCCAGCCGTGAAGACTGCCAGCAGGGCCAACACCTCATTGCGTACGCGGCTGAATGCCATGGCAGCCTGCTTGCCATTAGCCTCCATCTGGCGCGACACGACGCCAGATTGCGCGCCAGTTTGCTTCAGCCCGGCCTGGACCTGACCGATGCCTTGGGTAAAACCCTTGGCGTTCAGCTTTAGCTCAACGAACAGGGCATCCAGGATGGTGGCCATGGCTACTTCCTCACATCAGACAAAACTCGCCTGTTGTGCGCGTCGACCGCGATCACCTCAAGCAGGTTGTATAGGTCCTCGGCACCGTAAACCGTCTGCAGGTCGTGCAGCATAGCCGGGTGCCGAGATATCACCGCGGCGACATTCGGCGGCACGTTGGCATATCGAATCAGCCGGTGGTTGCCGCCGTGCCAGGGCTGGATGCCGAAGTCGATTGGCCGGCGGCGCCCGAAAAATCCAGGTGAAGCGCCATGATCTCGCGGCGCAACTTGAGCCGCGTACTGACCTCTTCGATATCATCGTCAAGCAGCTTTCGCGTGCCTGCGCGCCCCAGATCGAGTTCGACACACTCCATCATCTTGTCGAAGAGTGGTCGGGCCTGGTCAAAGCTCAGATTCTTGAGCGCTTGCAGCCCAATCGCCGCCATGCCGGCGAGTCCCGCCTCCGCAATGTTGTCAGGCACTTCCACGCCCGCGTTCATCAGTGCAAAAAGAGCGCGGCCGGCCCACTCTTCCGACTCGGCGGCCGGGAGCTCGGTGATAAGGAACACCTTGCCCTTGTCGCGGCCGGCCTCGGTGATGGTGATCGCTTTCTGTTTTCGGGCCATATCACACCAGAGCAGGCGAGACGTTCTCCCAGGTGATCTGGAACGTCATGGGTTGAAGAATCGCGCGCGCAGTCGGCACCTGCGGCGCCTGGGTCAGCACCCCGCGGCGCAACGTGTACTTGCGCTCGATGGACGGAATCGCGAGGGTGCCATTCGCATAGAAGACCTCCCTCGACGTCTTCATTGCAGCAATCCACGCCTCGAAGATGAACTTCGACGGCGAGTCGGCCTGCAGCGTGATGGTCTGAACCACAGGCTGGGGGGTATAGCCGGCCGACATGTAGCCGTCGATCCCCATCACGGCCTGGGCCAGTTGAACCGCGTCGAAAGTGAACGCGTCATCGGTGCCGTACCCCTCGATCTTTTGCGGCACAGGGAAGACGAGGCCCACGCCCAACATGAGGACGGAATTGGCACTGGTCAGAGTCGTCATGATGTTTTGCCCTTACAGTACGGCCAGGGAGGCCAGGGTGATCTGCTGGACGGAACCGCCGTCCATGTACCAGAACGTCATGGGCGGCGTGCCACGCGCTTCACGAACCTGCGGCGTAGCGTCCTTGATCTGGAGGTACCAGCCACGGGTTTGGAGCGATTCCGAGATGTCCACGCCGGCCTGGTTGTTCACCTGGGCCTTCTGCTGCGCCGACAGCGTCACGCCGGCGCGGATGGAGCCGAAGTTCACACCGGCGTTGATCGGGTCCAGGCAAGCTGCGTCGATAAGCGTGTAGCCGTCCAGGTTGTAAGGGATCGAGTTCACCTGCGTGAGCAGCGTCATCAGCGCCTGCTGAATGGCCGCGTTCTGCCAGATCTGGTTCACGTACACGTCGACCCACTTCCAGCTGCCGCTGATCTGCCCCGGATAAAAGAACCGGAACTGGTCGTTGCTGGTGGCATAGTCGCCGTAGAAGTTGTAACCGTTGTCGATCAGCGTCTGCGCGGTGGTGGCATCGGTCACCGAGAACGTCAGGCCGGATTGGCCTTTGAACGCGAGGGTGATTCGGCCATTGGTGCGTGCGAAGTCGATGGACGCCACGGCGCCCAGCACGAATGCAGCATGCTGGATGTCCTGATAGACAGGCACCGAGCCAGAGTACTCGTTCGCAGCGATGCGCGCGGCCCAGCTGGTAGTGCTGCCCTGCTGCGCGGCCGCCACGTCGGTATCCCAGCCCACATAGGCGTAGCGATTGCCACGGCTGTTCGTCCAGGCCGAGAAGGCGACCTTGCCGTCGGTGTCCGGCTCGAAAGTGGTCATGAACGACGCCCAGTTCTGGGTGATGTCCGTGATCGCGCTCATGTTCGTGGCCGGCACGCCCGCGGCGGCTCCCTGCGACAACACCGCGCCCGTGGCCTGCGTCAGCTTCAGCCCGGCCGCGATCGTGCCGCTGCCGTAGCTGATGGTGCTGGCCGCGCCGTCGGTGGCCGAGGTGATCACGAAGGCAGCGCGCTGCGCATCATAGGTGCACGACGCGCCGAACGACGTGAACGCGGCCTGGATGATCGAGGCCGCATTCGAGAAGCTGGTGGCGGCCGACAGGTTGATCGTGCTGGACGTCTTCGGGGTGCCGTCGACACTGACCGTCAGAACGCCCGTCAGGGCCTGCAGCTGCGCCAGGGTGGTCGACGCCATCGAGCCGCCGCGCACGTAGGCGGCCACGGCCTCGGTCGGATACTGGGCGAACAGCAGGTTGCCCGGCTTGCGCGTCGAGTTGTCGAAGCCGTTGAAGTAGATGCCGGCCAGCGTCGCCTCGGTCGAGGTGGTGCCGAAGAAGCGCTCCACATCGCGCGCCGTGGCGAAGCTTCGGACGGTTCCGACCGGCACAGCCGTATCGGTGGTGAGGATCAGGCCGTTCAGGTCGAGCGCCGATCCGCCGGCGCCGATCACGCCAGGGACGACCTGGACGATTTCACTGGCGGGAATGGACATAGCTTTAAGCTCCCGGAGGGTAGGTAGTGTCGACCTCGACGAGGTCCACGTGGAGTTCGTCCGCAAACTGCTGCGGCACGGTGATGGATGGGTTGAACTGCAGGACCGCGTCGACTGACCAGCGTTCCAGGTACTGAGCCTCGCCGGTGATGAACGGAAGTTGCCGCGGCTCGCCGGTGTAGAGCGGCTGCACGCCGCTCGCCTTCAAAGCGTCGCATCCGTAGGAGCTGCGCAGGGCGATGCAGATGGCCAGGGCCATGTCCTGCGCGCCGTCGCCGTAGCAATCGACCTGGGCGTTCCATTGGGTGGGCCGCGTCAGGGTCATGGTGCCGGCGCTTGGCACGTCCTCATAGGTGGTGCGCGGAAGCGACAGCGCAGGCGCCAGGATGGGCGTGATGTACACGTAGCGGCCGGCCGGCGGCGGCACGCGGTTCTGCTGCCCGCGCGCCACCGCCACCTGGTCGCCGACGATCACCTCGACGAACGCGCCCAGCGCGTCGACCAGCGCGTCTTCGGTGAGGGAAACAGGGATGCTCATGGCGCCGCGTCCATCTGAAGGGTCACGCCGACCTTGCACCAATCGGGCCAGGTCTCGAAGACCACGGTCACCAGCCATACATGGCCGCCGAAGACCAGCAGATCACCACCCTTGGCCAGCGGGCGCACAACGCCCTGGGTGTCTCCGTGCATATAGACGCTGCGCTGCACACCCTGGATGTTCTGGGCCTCAAGGTGCGCCAGATCCTTGCCGCTCAGCGGCTGGACCTGCAGGCGCGCGGCCGCGTCCGGCTTGTACTTCGGCACCTGCTTGCGCCCGACGCCGGGCTCGTAGCCGTCGCTGGCGCGCAGCGTGCCGTCGATCATCGGGTTCACCGCGGCGATGATCGGGCCGGCGATTCCGTGCAGGTTCATGTGTCGACCTCGTAGTCCACGCTGTTCATCATGTGGCCGGTATCGACCAGCGGCTTGGCGAAGCCCTTGCGAGCCACAGTGACAGGCGACAAGGCCGGGCTGTCCAGCTGCCGGATGGATTCCTGCAACTGGCCCTTGATGCCCTCGCCCATCTGGCCGAGCGTCTTGTCGATGTCGTAGTCGTTGTTCTTGGCCACAGCACCCAGGGCGCGCGGCCAGTCCTTCTGCTTCTCGGCGATCATGGCCCGGAAGAACGGCCGCGGAGGCTGGTTTCTGTCCGGCCGGCCAAACTCGTTGACGGCCGCCACCAGCGCGACCGGCGTACCGTCCGGATAGGTGGCGCCTTCCAGAAACCCCACGCGCAGCGAACCGCCGTCGCCCAGCTTCTTGGCCATGTCCTCCAGCCGCCGCACCAGGGACTGGCCGCCCTTCAGGCCTACGGTCGCCATGGAATCACCACGGGGACCGCGTATCCGGTCGGCGCGGGCCGGTAGCGCCCCACCCGGTACTTGGCCGTGGCCTCCCAATACTGGGCGCCATAGCCGGTCTGCGCGTACCACTGCGCCGAGCCCGGCGCCACGTTGTACTCGGCCGACACGGACACCGAGCCCTCCGTAGCGCTGCTGATCCGGCCCACCAGAGGCCGCTGGCCCTGACCGTTTTCGCCATAGGTCAGCGCCGCGATGTGGGCCGTCAGCAGGTACAGGAGCACCTTGCGCTCGTCGACGTCAGAGACCGCGCTGCTGTCCTTGTTGCTCAGATACAGCGTGGCCATGCTGAAGGCATGGCTCAACTGCGCATCCGTGAGCGTGGTGAAGGACGGGTAGATCTGCCGGAACTCGGCGGGGTCAAAGACGACGACAGCCATGGGCCGCTCCTAGTTTTTCTGATCGGGCACGCGCTCGAGGCCCTTGCCGGGCTTGTCGGGGTCCAGGCCTTCCAGACCGCTCTTTTCGCCCTTGCGTTCCTTGGCCTTCGAAATGGCGCTGCGTTCGCCGCCCTGGGCGAAGATCAGCTCCTTCTTCAGGGGTTGGAAGTCGGGGTACAACTTCGTCCAGGCCTCCCAGAAGTCGGCGGGCACTTCGGTGAGGCCATGGCCTGCGATGGCGTCCGGGTGATTGGCGCCGTTCAGCACCACCGGCTCTTTGGCGCCGGGGATGTCCAGGATCAGCCCATTGGGCAACTTGCACGCGACGGTAACGGTCGGCATTTCTCTTCCTCGAATAAAAAGGGGCGCCGGATTGGCGCCCCTGGTCGTTGCTGGAGACCTGCGTTACACGCCGATCATGCTGGCAATGGCCATCGGAACCTTGATGACGGCGCCCCAGGTGCCCTGCGACTTCTTCTGCTTGAAGCTGGAGGTGTCGCGGACGATGGCATGGGCGCGCATCTTCTCGGTGAAGGCGGCGGTGCCCACATTCTGGCCGTCGATCGAGTCGGCGATGAGCTGCACCAGCTGGCCCGAGCCCGTGGCGTACTGCACGGCGGTCTCGACGGTCAGGTTGGGGAAGTTCTTGGCCAGCATGTCGCTGACGTTGACGTTGTACTGGTTCGTCTTCGTCAGGTTGACTTCGATCTCGGGCGACATGCACAGCTTCAGCTTGTCGCGCCGCGTGACCAAGCCGCGCGTCTGCGCCACCAGCTGGCCGTAGATCTTCACGATGTCGTCGTAGACCGCTTGGCCATCCTTGCCCGACCAGAGGGTCACGCCGCCGACCGAGATCGGAGCCACCGGCGCCGACAGGTTCGGATCGTTCAGCAGGCCGTAGTTCTGCAGGCCGGCGATGCCGAAGAAGTAGCTGTTGTCCTGGAACTTGTTGAGCACCAGCGCAGACGCGATGTTCAGTTCGGACGCCCAGTTGATCTTCGCCTGGCCGGCCATGTCCAGCTCGCGCTCACCCCATTCCGTCATGGTCTGGTAGTGGTACGACTGGCGCTGCGGGAAGTTGGTGTTCGCGCCGGCGCGGCCATTGTTGTTGAAGTCGCCATAGGACGACACTTCGCCCGTGGATTCCACCACCGGGAAGGTGGCGGTCAGGGTCGTCCAGTCGCCCTTCTTCGACTCGCCCAGGATCACGGCGCCCTGCATCGGCGTCGTGAGGACGCGCGTCAGCTCGGGGTCGATGTAGTTCAGCAGGTAGCCCGGGATGCCCGAGTTGCTGACCGTCACCAGCGGGCCGGCCGCGTCCATGGCCAGACCATAGTCGGCCCGGAACTCGTCGGGCAGATAGTCCTGAGCGCCCGGGAACACGATGCCGAAGTGCTTCTCCAGCAGCGCGAGGTCTTGGTTTCGTTTCATTGCATTACCCCAGGTTGGTGGAGGTGATCTTGATCAGCGAGCCGATCGCGCCCGCGCTGGCGACGAACCAGTCCGTTTCCGTGCTGCCGGCGATGGTGTCGCCCGCGGCGCCGGTCGAGATCGTGCCGTCGGTATTCGAGGCGAAGACCTTCTGGCCGATGGTGGCCACGGTCTTGGTCGGGGCCCAGAAGTCGCCCAGGTTGTGCAGGGTGACACCCAGGCCCTCCGGCACGACCATGGTCGCTTCGGCCAGCCAGATGGTGATGACGGCCTGCTGCTCGCGGTGCACAAAGCCGGTGGGCACGCCGGCGCCGGCATTGCTGACCAAGCCATCCGCGTCCGCCCAGGCGAAGCGGCCCACCGTCACGCCGTCGGCGTCAGCCACCAGGGCGCCAGGGCCGGCCAGCACGGTCGAACGCGGGTTCGAGCTGGCGAAATCGCCGGCAACCGCGGCGGCGGGTTCGATGTAGACCTGTTTCTGAAAGCCCATTTAGATCACCTTGGGGATGTGCGGGAAGCGATCGCGGAAGCTCTTCTGAGCGGCCGAGTCCATCGCCACGCGCGGGGGTTGCGGAGCCTGGTCTTGCGCCAGGGCCATCTTGACCAGTGCGCGGTACGCCGAGGGCGGCGTATCGGTCAGGTCGATGCCCTTGGCGTCCAGGGCCATCTTGTAGACCGCCTCGGCCGAGTCCTGGGCGACGATCTCGCCGAGGATGGGCCGGCATTCCTGCTCGGCGGCGCGGATCGCAGTCATGCGAGCGACGGCGGCCTCTTCGCCAGCCTTCGTGGCCTTGGCCAGGGCCTGGTCCATGGCCTGCTTGGTGACCGGGCCGGGCGGCGTGCCGGGGGTGTGCGGCGGCTCGTCGTTGGCCGCGGCCGGTTCACCCAGGGCCGCCATGACGCGGGCGGCTTCTTCCGGGCCAAGCTTCTCGCCCAGCATTTCGCGGATCTTGCCCATCAGCTCGTCGTCTTGCGCGACCGGCGGCGTGGTGTCGTCGTCCTCGTCTTCACCGATGGGCGCGACGGCCGGGTCGGTGAAAACCTCGATGACCTCTTTCAGGTCTTCCAGGTCGGCGTCCTGCGCCAGCTTTCCCTTGAAGTGGTTCTGCATGGCGCGCACGATGCGCGGCTGCTCGGACTTCAGGTTCTTGCGGCTGACGCCCTTCAGGAAGGGGGTCAGGTCGCCCAGTGCCGCGTCCTGGGCCAGCCGGGGCCGGATATGCGCCCCGAGTGCCCCGGCGACGACGGCGGCGGTTTTGCTCAGTTTCATTTTCGGGATCTCCGAAGGGTTGAGGGTACTGCTGTCGCCTACGACGACGTCCGGGCCAGTCCGGCCCACTTCGACGAGCGCGACGTGATTACCGCACAGGTCACGCATCACCCCGTCGTATGCGACGCCCTCGTACTTGCCGGGCGTCATATCGGCGCGATAGCGGTACGCGGGGGAAAGCTCCTTCTGCTGCTCGGAGTCGATCAGCGCGATCGCAACGGCGTCCCATACGACGAGGGAATTCTTGAGGTACGGCGCCTGGTAGGAGGCGTTCGAACCCGTGGCCCCGACCACGAACTCTTTCTGCGGCTCGGCGGCCGAGACGGGGATGTGCTTGGACAGCAGCGGGATGTTGTTGAAGGTGGGCGCGGCGCGCGCCAGCTCTTCCGGATCCCGCAACAGGAAGTAGACGCGGTTGGGGTCAAGCCCCAGCGTCTCCCAGTCCGGGATCTCGTTGCCGCGGTACGGATTGACCGTGGCCTTGCTGATGTTGCTGATCTCGACGTGCATCCGGCCGTCGGCGTCGATCGTGCGGACGGTGGCGCGGTCCAAGGCCAGGCCGTGGTGCTTCTGCTGTTTCATTCGTCGAATCCCGGGATGATGCTGATGGCCACGCAGCGGCAGTTAGGCAGCTCACCGGGGCGGATGTACTCGCCATCGATGAGCATGCCCTTGTCGACGTCGTAGGCCTTGCCGTCGGCTTCCTGGTGCGACTTGCGCGGGTGCTTGCCGCCGCGCGAATGCCGCCACTTAGCCTGTTTGATGCCCAGGCCCTGCTGGCGCACGCGCGTGATGGTGGCCGTGGCCTTGTTGTTCTGGTCGCGCGCGATGAACGCCGCGCGCCGTTTGGTGACGCCGTACCGCTTCTGCAGGTCCTCGACCAGCCCTTCCAGGTCTCGCCCCTGGGTCACCGACCGCATGACCATGCCCTGCACCTCCTGCAGATGCTCGGCGGCGATGGACTTGATCAGCCCGACGTTCTCCTGCACGGTGGCCTGAAACACGTCGTTGGCCGCCCGGGTCAGCTGAAACTGCACGCTGAACCCCTTCTGGCGCAGGGCGTTGCGCAGCGAAATGTCCGCCGCACTCATCGAGGTCTCGGCGAAGTCACGGGCCACCGGCTCGGCCGCCTCGTCGAAGCGCCGCTGCCACTGCCTGGCGAGCCGGTGCATCATCTTGGTCAGCGCCATCGCCGGGCTTTCGTCCTGCGCGATCTCCGGCACGTTGCGCCGGTAGGCAGCGGTCAGCCAGTACACGACCGACCGTTGCATCTCGTCGATCAGACGGTCCAGGCGCTTGCGGTAGGCCGCCTCGATCCCCTGGTTGGCGTGCACGGGGCGCAGCGGCACCTCGCGGCCGGTAGGGGATACGAGGTCAGGCATAGGCTTGTCCCTGGGGTTCGTCTTCCAACGGCGGCTGCGCGCCTGGCACTGCATCCGGCAGACCGTCGTCATCGTCGTCGCTGATGTCCAGCGAGTGGTAGCCGTTCGTCTCGTCCGCCGCCACGCGCTCGCGCTCTTCCTGCGGGCTGATGGCGCCGGAATCGACCAGCACTGCGCCGGTATCCGCGTCCAGCTTGCGCACCTCGGCCAGCTCCTTTTCGCTCATCTGCCACAGCGGCACGAAGCTGAAGGTGATGTCGGGGTCGATCTCGCCGAACTCGCTCAGCTGGATCACCTCCAGGCACTGCTGCAGCGGGTCGCGGAACACCGATTCCTGCGCCGAGTGCATGTCGTCGTAGAACACCCGGATTTCGCCGTCGGCCGTGGCATTCAGGCCGCTGGGCGAGATGCCCATCAGCTTGACCAGCGGAATGCCCGACACGACGGAAAGCTGCTCCAGGGACTGGTTCTGCAGCGCGTCCAGGCCAGACAGGGGCACGTTCTCGAACCGGAAGTCCTCGCTCTCTTTGTCGATCGCCCAAGCGCCGCGGTTGGTCCGCATGCGGTTGAAAACGTCGACGCGTCTAAACACGTCGTCGCCAGAGTCGCCGCTCAGGATCGAAGCCATGTTCGTCAGGAACAATGGCACGGAGAAGCCGTCGATCAGGTTGGCCACGGCCTGGCGCGTCTTCAGCCAGTTGTTGACGTACGGGATCGCCAGCTGGGTCATGGACATGCCGCCGAAGTTGTACGACGGCTTTAGAAGGTCCGGCACCTCGCGCGACACGATGTTCAGCAAGCGGCTGCTGTGCACCTGGCGCCCCAGCACAAACCAGGACGTGGGCTTGTAGAAGTCCGCCCGCATCGGGTTGTCGCTGTTGTACAGGTAGGGAGTCGTCCAAACCGGGTCGATGACCTTGAAGCCCACCAGCGAGCCCTTGGCAATCTTCGCCGGGCTCTTGACCAGGATGGATTGCAGCTCGTCCGGATCGGCCCAGGCCAGCGTGCCGCTGGGCGTCTTCACGTCGATGTAGATCTGCGACCGGCCAAACAGACCGTCCTGCAAAGCGGCCAGCCGGAATTTGGCGCGCAGGCGATGCCGGCGCATGGCCTTCTCGATGATCTCGAGCTTGTCGCCCTTGTCGTCGTCGCCCTTCACCTCGAGCTTGATCCACTTCCGGGTCATCTCTTTGGCGATGACGTCGGACATCTTGCGGTATTCGGGGCGCTGGGACAGCTCGGCCAGGTACGGATACCCGAGGAAGCCCATGCCGGCGTACGCCTCGCTCACGTAGGCGTACACGGGGCTCATGACCTCGTCCATCGCCAGCAGGGCTTCCTTCTTGTCCTCCGGGATGACGAACGGGGGGACGGCCGGGCGCTTGAAGTCCCCCTTCGGCGCCTCTGCGGGCGCGGCTGGCGCGATATTCGCGCGTCCCAGCGCCTCCTGGCTGATCTTCATCCCAGGCTCGCGGCGCGCGCCCGGCGCCGGCGCGGGCGCCACGAGGGCATTCCTGCGCAGGATCCAGTTCAATAGCTTCATGCACGCCTCAATGCGTCGGGGTTGATTTGCATCGGCCGCTTGGTGATCAGCTCGGCGAAAGCCCGTGAGAGCCCGTCGATCTGATCGTCATGCTTGCCGTTGGGGAATGACCGCATCTCGTCGATCAGCGGCTTGTTCCAGTCGCCGCGCACCATCAGCACGTTGCCGACGTTGACCTGGGCGGCGAACGGCTCGGCGCGCACGACCTTGTCGCCGCTTTCCGGGCTGCTCACGATGCGGTAGCCGGGCATGCCGCGCGTCAGGTACAGAACCTGCGTCTTGCCTGCCTGGCCCGGGTCCTGCGGGATGCTGATGCGGACCTGCCGCCCATCCAGCGCCGCGGTGTTCTCGAGCGCCTTGTCGCGCCGGTCTGGCCCCCACTGGCCACGAACCATGTCGCCGATCACGTACTGACCGCTCGGCAGGCGGCCCAGCTTCGGCCCGGCCGTGAAGTCGCCCGCGCCGTCCGTGCTGGCGAAGTCCCAGCCCCGCACCCAGTCGATGCGGCCAGCAGGCAGCGCGTCGATGACCTGGATCTGGTCCGGCTTGAATAGGTCGCCATCCAGCGGCGTCGGCAACTGCTGATACAGCGACGACCAAGTGCGCGAGTTGCTTTCGAACTGCGCCCAGTGCTGCCGATCGAACCACTCTGGCCAGAGGTATTCGCCCCTGGCACGCCCGAGCGGGTCGCTGTCGACCTCGCAGCGCGCCTGGAGACACAGCACCTCCCAGTCGTTGCCATCCTTGCAGCGAATCAGCCCGCTCTCGCCTTTCCAGGTGTCGGGCAGGATTCGGCCCGATAGGTCGTCCTCATGCCAGCGCGTCTGAATCACCACGATCCAGCCGCCCGGGATCAGGCGCGTCTTCAAGTCGTCCTCGTAGGCGTCCCAGGTCTTCTTCCGGACCGTCTCCGAGTTGGCCTGCTCGCGGCCCTTAATCGGGTCATCGATGATGATCCCGTGCGCACGGTTGCCAGTGACACCGCCGAGGATGCCGCAGGCGATGTATTCGCTGCCGTTCGACAGCGCGAATTCCTGTGCCGCCGACGACTCAGACGTCAGCGACGCATTCCAGATGCCCCGATAACGGGGCTGCTTGATGATCGAGCGCGTGCGGCGCCCCATCTTGCGCGCCAGGTCGTCGCCGTAGCTCGCAAGGATCAGGCGCCGGCCGGGCTTCTCCCCCAGGAACGCTGAAGGGAAGACCACGGATGCGTACGTGCTCTTGGCCGAACCGGGCGGCATGAACACCATCATGCGGCCATGCCGGCGCCGGCTCGTCTCGCTCAGCTTGGTAAGCAGCAAGCGGTGGTGATCGGCCATCGTGGTTTCGATGGGCTCGAAGAATTCCGTGTCCGGGTCTTCGGCATCCACCGGCTTGCCTGGCACATCGATAGCGTTGGCGTAGTCCAGGATGCTGGCCCGCGCGCGACGCCGGATTAGCAGCTCACGCGCCGCCTCCTGCGAGGATGGCCGCGAGTTCGTCATCAGTCATGTCCTTGGCGCGGAGCGGCGTACCGTTGGGCCCGCTCAGCTCCAGCTTCGCGGCCTCGGCGATCCCGTATGCCTCCCGCTCGATGCCCACCAGGTTCTTCAGCGTCTCGGCCAGCTTCTTCATGCTGTCGATCCGACCCGCGCTGGATATCACCTTGTGGTAAATGTCGTTCCGCTTGTCCTGGCCCTTGTCGTCCTCGCTGCGGAGGATGTCCCCCAGTTCGCGGAACAGGTCGATATCGCCGGTCTCCGCTTCCAGCTCTGCGAGCAGCGACATGCAGAGGGTCCGGGCGCGTCGGATGTCACTGCGGTGGGCCATCCGAATGTTGGCGATCACCTCGGCATTGGCCTCAACGATGGCCCGGTCAGTTACCGCCTGCTCGCTGGTAACTTCCCTGGTAACCGTGCGGCTGGTAACCAGTGCATCGGCCTTCGCCTTGATCTTGGCGTTGAGGTCGCGTTCCCAGCCTTCCTTCTTCGCGCGCTTGGCAATGGCCACATGGGACACGCCTTGCGACGCGGCGATCTCGCGCACGGACAGCAGGCCGGCGCGGTAGTCGGATTCGATCCGCTCCCAGTCGGGTTTCTTCTTTGCTTCAGTCATGGAATTCTCGATTGCGCCCATCCCCCCCCCCCCCCCCCAATAGAAGCTCGGCGGTTCTCTCTGCCCTCTGGAAGAAAAGGATGGCGCGCTCGCTGCGCGTAGCAGAAAACGTTACGATGTGCTACTTTCCCCTCCTCTGCACCTTGAGGAGATTGAGATGCTTGAAGCGATGTGGACAGTGCGCTTTCGACGGCCGGGTATCGATTTCGGCGCGGGCGTGATTGTTTTGGAAAGCGGCCGCGCTTTCGGTGGAGACAGTTCGTTTTCGTACATCGGCACCTACGGCGTAAGTGCGGATGGGAATACGGTAAAGATCAATCTTCAGGTAAGCCGCCACGCACCCGGCTTGGAGAACGTGTTCGGCCTGGACGACTTTGGCCTGACTCTGGTCGGAAAACCTTCGCGAGAAAACATGACCCTGTCCGGAACGGTTGATCAACACGCCGCGCTCCGGCTGGATGTTCTTGCTAGGCGAAAGGCCGAGCTGCCTTAAAGCACGAAGCCCCGAGCGATTTATCGCCCGGGGCTTCATTTCTTCAGGGCGCAAGAGCCCGGACGTATTGTGATGGTTTCTGAGATGGTTTCCCAGAAGTCGATGTTATGCTTTTCCACCAATACTCTGCGTGGCCGCCGTTAGGAATCTCCTCGCGCGAGCTGGCAATGTGACCGGTTTCTTCCAGCGTGAGCAGGACGCGCCAAACTCCCGTGCGCACGATTGCCCTTTGCCGCGGGTCTGCTCGCGGCGCCACATGATTGATGATCTGGCGCATCTTGAACCGGCGCTCCGGGTAAGCCGCCATCAAGTCCATCACCTCGTGCGCGTACTTCACGCAAGCCTCCGTGCGACTTGGTCGCGAAAAAGACCGAGGTAGAGGCGGTACTGCACGCCCGTCAGTGCCACGCCGGTCGTCTCGGCGATCCACTTGCGCGCCACGTCGCACCTGGCGCGCGCGTCCAGCGCTCCGAACATGGCATTCTTCTGAGGGTACTCGGCGATGAGCACCATGCGCTCGTGCCATGGCAACGCGGCGTGCATCTCTGCGACCTTCTCAGCGTGATAGGTGTTGATCGGGCGCCCATCGTCTTCCCACGAGACATACGCCTGCATGTTGCCCACCGTGGCGCCGGACCAGCACCAGCGGGCCCAGTTCCACAGCAGGTCGTCGCCGGTCAGTTGGCGGCTCATCGATTCACCTCGAACTTGTGACATTTCTTCCCATGCGGCCGGCCCTTCAGGCAGCGCATGACGACGCCCCCGAACGGGTCGGCCACTTCCTTGGCGTGGCGGCAGCCCGCGCAGGTCCGCTTTTCGGCGGCAGCCTCGCGGCTCATCAGGATCTTGACCGGATCCGCCATCTCCCACTTGCAGAGCTCGGCGTTCATGCGTGCCACCCGCGGCGTTGGGCCCAGGCGCGATAAGCGTCCTCGAGCGTCGGGCGCTGGGTCGGGCCGACGAGGTCGCACCAGACCGCCCACATCGCCCCGAACTGCCGCGCGCGCGGCTTCTGAATGATCGTCATACGACCTCCCTCACGGTGATGCCATGCCGCTCGAGCATGAGCTTTCGTTTGATGATGTAGTCCCGCGTCCGCATGCCCTTCACGTCCTCGATGACGCGCTCTCCGGCCTCCTGATAGGCGAAGTCAGCGATGTAGACCACCGGCCGCTCGATCTTTCCGTCCGCCTTGCGCTGTCGGGGAATCAGCTCAAAGCTAGGTTGAAGCACGAGGCTCGAGATGGCGCCCGCGCGCTCCATCGCCCGCAGCTGGAGGTAGCGAGCCGCCTCGCGCTTGCTGTCGAAGGTGCGGCCATCCACTACGGTCTTCTTGTTCGAATACTTGCCCGTGACCATCACGCGGCCTCCCCTTCGGTAAGCTCCACCCCGGCGGCGCGCTTCGCCATCGCAAGCACGGTGATCGAACAGCGCCGACCGCCCTTGCGCGCATGCTCGGCAAGGATCCTATTCGCCCACTCGCGCTGATTCCTCTTCGGCCGGCTCACGCTCGCAACCATCTTCCTCATCTCCGGGTCGATGTCGTCGCGCGTGGCGCGAGTATGCCCAGGCGCCGGCAGCGCCTCGCGCACCGGCGGGATCTCGGGCCACTCGCCTTTCTCCAACTCAGCTGCGAACACCCGCTCCCAGCGCGCTTTCATGGCGCCATAGGTGCCCTGCAGCAGGTCGTGCGGGCCAACGGCCACGGCGGACCAGTAGATCGCCGGGTGGGCCCACAGGCCCATTTCGCCGCGGCGGCGCGCGGCCAGGCCTGCCACCGCATCGTGGTAGGCCACCTCTGGGTTGGTCCACGGCCGGCAAAGGCGCAAGAACTCGGGTAGCGTGGGCGGCCATTCACGCGCCAGGCAGGCCACCAGGCCAAGGCGAATTTCCCGCTCACTCAGGCCCCACAGCTTCTGATCCCAGGCTTCACGCAGCTCCTTCGGCGCAAGGCCCTGCCATTGCTGGGCGAACTTCGCGCCGTACAGCAGCCGCATCTCCTGCACAACCAGGCTGCCGAGCGTCTGCCCGTGGTTTTGCGTTTGGTCAGTGAGTTGCATCGATGGTCCCCATGTCGATTACGTTGTTGGGCTCGCCCCGCAGTTCACGGGTGAGCTCGTCATTCCAGTCGGCCATCGCTTGACCTCGGCTCGGCGACCCGGCGCGAGCTTGAGCCTGCGCCCTGGGCGGGAAGAGCCCCTGGTATCCCCCGGCGATGCTGTTGGCGATCACGTCGGCAGGTTTGTGCCCTTCGCCGCGGTAGGCCGCGAGCTGATGCAGCTGCCGCTTGGCGCCTCCTCCGTCACCGGCTTCTTGCGCGCCTTCCGATCGGCAATCCAGGCTTGCCAGTCTTCGCGATCGAGCCAGTCCGGCAGATCGATCGATGAGGCGTCAAAGCCGGCCCCCCGCTTGCGGGGGGTAGGGGGGAGTTCTTCTGTTTCTTGGTTATTGGTTCTTGGTTCTTGGTTAGCTTTTGATCCGGTTTGCTCTTGGCTGCCGATTGCATCCGGATCGGAACCGGCCGGAAACCGGCTTGGTTTCTGATCGGATGCGGGCTGCTTGCGCGGGCGTCCGCCGGCCTTTCCATTTTTTCTCGCCTGCGCCGCCTTCTGGTGATAGGCGGCAATCTCGGCGTCGCACCGCTCGTGCCGGTAGCCCTCATCAGTTTTGGAAAACTTGAAACGCAGCAAACGCTCAACAATCCGGCGCTCGTCGTCGGACTCGACGCCGACCATGTCGCACAGGAGGTCCAGATCGTCAGGCAGCGGCTTTTCCGTGTCGTAGTAGACGTCCATCAGATCGCGGTAGATCCAACGGGCTTGCCGACTCATGTTGACGGTCCCTGATCGGAAGTCGCCAATGTGGTGGGGGTAGTAATTCATGCGGATCTCAGCTTGCCGTCGCGCACGGGTTCCCATCGCGTGTAGCCCAAGTCCCAGGTGGCGCGCTTGACCTCGCGGTCGATGCCGCTCTGGTCGTAAAGCGTGTGGCAATGGAAGCAGGCGGGAACGGTGAATTTGTCGTGGACCTTCAGGCCTATGCCCTTCCCTTCGTTCTGATGGGCAGGCACGACCGTGGGGTCGCCTTGGTAGCTGCAGCACCCGGCGAATTGCAGGTAGCAGCGCTCGCCGCGGCACGCGGCCAGGCACTTCGGTTCGTGGCCGGGGCGCTTCTTCGGCGCGCGGCGTTTCATTGGGGTGCGCTGCAGGACGGCGGTGGCCTTGAGCGGAGTCTTGCGGGTCAGGGGTGCGGAGCGCTTGAGCATCAGTCCCCCCTCACTTCCAAGATGACGCCGCGGGCGGCGAAGTCGTCGCGCACCGCATCGGCGTACTTGGTCAGCTGGCGCGTGCTCATCCGTGATGTGACCGGGAACACCCGCATCGCGATCAGCTTCTTCTCGTAGGCCAGCGGCTTGATGGCGCCGTCGTAGGCGGCGCGGAACTCTTCATCCTCAGCACGCAGGATTGGCACGCCGTGGTGCAGCTTGCAGTAGCACTTCCAGCCCAGCGCATCATCTTCGGGCAGCGCCAGAGCGATCTCGCCGTACCAGGCGTGGGAAAACGCGTTTTGTGCGCGCGAGCGCGACTTCTGGCGCTCTCGGATCAGCACTTCGTAGGGACGCTCTGCATCGAGTGGCAGGCGAGGCAGCAGATCCAGCAGGGCCGACAATTGGCTCTGCCCGACCAGCACGAAACACTTGGGATTTAACAGGCGAGCGCGCATCAGTGCCTCGTCGAAAATTGGGTAAACCGGCCGATGACGTTCATCGCGCGCTCCAGCTCGGGGTCCTGCTGCTCACGCAGGCGCATTTCTTCGTAGACCTTGGCGCGGTCCTGCCCGTGGAGGCGCATCGCTTCATCAAGCGCGCGCCGGGCAATTTCGAGGGCGTCGTCATAGGTCATGCGGCCCTCTGGGCGATGACTTCTTCCATGATGGTCAGCCGGCCCAGATGGTTGAGGTATTGGCGGATGGCGTGGTTGCCCACGGCCTCCTCGAACGCGTCGATACAGTCCGCCGGCAGATCCAGCCGTGGGCGATTCTTGCCGTCGAGAGGTTCGGGGTGCAGGTAGCTGCTGACGTGCGGCGCGTACAGGCCGCATTCCTCGGCAAGCGAGCGCTGCGTCATGTTCGGCCTCTCCCGGTGCTCCCATGCGAGGCGCACCGCCTCACGGAAGGTCTTGCACGCAGCCACCGCGGACAGCGGCAGAAAGCGTTTACCGGCGGGCGCCGACAACGTACTGGCGCTATGGGCAACTGCGGAGTGGGTGTGCACTGCTCTTCCTTAGGAAAAAATCATGGAGTTACAACGTGAGTTACAGCATGGACGTGGGTGAAAATTTTTCGCATCGACAACCAGACCCGAATTGCTATGACCGAGACCCAGAAGCTTTTGGAGCAAGCCCAAGACATCGCGCGCCGCGGATTCGAGAACCCAAGCGAAGCCACCGTGATGGAGCTGTTCAATCGGCTGTGCGATGAGATTGACCGCGCCAGGGACGAGGCCTGCGGTGACGAAGTGAGAGGCTTGGTGCATTGATGTCACGCGTGCTCTCCCCCTCCAGGCCCAGCGGTGCGCCGCAGGCCACGGATGCCCAGGCTGACGCCCAGCCGGGTGAGGGTCGTGTATCCGGGATTCGGGATCTGTCCGCGCACGAACTTGGAGATCCACGAGTGGGACACGCCGGAATCGGTGGCGATCGTGGGCCATTCACCTCGCCGAGCAAGGAGGCGATCGCGGACGTCTTGGTCAAGGGGAGTGTTCATGGCGGCACAGTAGCAAAACTTTGCTATTCCTGCAAGCAACACTTTGCTAGCAAGAAATTGCACACTGGCCCGATGAGTGCGACCACCCTAAACGAGATACTTGCGGAGAACCTCGCCCGCTTGATGGCGAAGACTGGCCATGTGCAGGCTTCGCTGGCTAAGGCCTCGGGGGTTGGCCAGACGACGATCAGCCTTTATCTGAACCCAGGTCGCCGTCAGCCGAGCAAAAGCGGAAAAGTGCCGTCGGCGAAGTTTGGGGAGGTCGAGGCTCTGGCCGGAGTGTTCGGCGTAGCGCCGTGGGACTTGCTGCGACCAGCGCACGTAGAGCCCGCGCCGGTCGTCTCCGGCGCTCCCCTTTCGCGTCCTCGCGGCGGAATCGTCCCGATCGACTCAGGCGAAGACCCCTTCCCGATGCACATACCTGGGTTGCCGCCCGCTCCATGGGAGCCCGGCGCCAAGACGACGCTTCAATCTGAGCGCGAGCGCCCATCGTTGAGCCTGGCTAGTGGCCAGGTGTCCGCGAACGTTGCCCCCGGCGAACCGCATGCTGCAAACGATAGGTTCGAGAAGGTTCCCGAGCTCGCCGACGTGAGGCTGGCAGCTGGAGACGGAATCGAGAATGACAGCGAACTTCAGACCGGAGTCATCCAGTTCCGGCGCTCATTTCTCCGATCTGTCGGGGCCGACGGCGGTCGCGGCGTGGTGGTTTATGCCAAGGGTGACAGCATGGAGCCGGTCATCCGCGACGGCGCAGCTTTGCTCGTGGTGCCGAATGAAAACCTCACGTTGCGCGACTTGGCCGGCGGCGGGATCTTTGCCATCAACTACGACGGAAAAATGCTGGTCAAGTCTGTAGCGAAGGACAGGCTGACTCAGCGCTGGGTTGCCAGGTCCATCAATCCCGCCTACCCGGACATCTTGCTGGAAGACGGCGTGCCTGTTCGGATCCTGGGCCAGGTTGTCTGGGCTGGCGCAAAGCTCTAATCCTCGATGTAACGCCCGCGGGATTGCCGCGGCCCCTCCCAAAGCACTGAATCTCTATGCAGGCAGCCACGCCCTGCATCTTCCGCTTGGCCCTAACGGCGGCGTCTCTGCACGCTTGCACCGACGCAGGTCGGGCATAGCCCATCTTCAAACGAGTATCGCCGGCTGAGCGCGCGTTATCGCGCGGAAGCATGGCGAAACCGCCGCTCGCGCGCCTCCCCCCTCGTCCCATCCTCTTCGCTCCAGGCACGCCACCCAAACCACTCGGCGTTCACGCGCACGCCGCGCTTTAGCAATATTTTGCTTGACCCGACTAGCAAAGTTTTGCTATTGTCCGTTTACGGTCTGGAAACGGACCAGCAGCAAAGACCGGCCTGACCCGATAAGGGCGACCCAGTAGGGCTGCATGCGATACCCGCTCTTTAACAACCGAATCACCAAACGTCCCGCATTCGCCGAGAGGCGCCGCGACAGGGGAGCCGCCGTGCCCTGGACAAAAAAGATAGGCAAGAACTGAGCAGCCAAGTGGTTACCGCAATGTGGTGCGGAAGCCGGCACGCGCCGAGCGTCGCAGGCATGTTCAGTCTCGAAAGAGCGCCAAGGATCGATCGATGGCGGGTAATCGATTAATGACCACCGGGAGAAGTCCGGAACCCACTGCAACGCCGGCCTACGGGTTCAACGGCGCAGCGTGAGGGCAGTTGCCAGTCTGGAGCCGCGATGAGCGGGAGTTGCCAGTCGACGCGCTGCCCCAGATTTCATCTGTCAGCCCGTTCTATGAGCGATGGCTGATGAATGGACAAAGGAGAAGCCATGGGCCTCAATTCACGCTCGGTCGAGCGCCGCCTTTTTCGCGATCGAAAGTTCAGGCGCGGGCAGCATCAACAACTCAAGTTTCATCGGGCTGTCGCGAAGCTCCGCGGCGGAGGGAACGAGAGTGCGATGCGGATTGTTCGGCTGCTGCGGAATTAATCACCTCCGCGCCGTGACAGGGCGCAGCCACATGAGTCCTGAGAGAAGCGGCGGCGCTGATAGAAGCGCGCTCACGCCCGCAGTGACACAACGCAGCCCCACTGCCTTGCGCTTAGTGTGGAATCGGCTGGCGGTTGACACGGTGCAGCGGTTCACCCAGCCGATGAGAACTCGGCCCGCTTCTTTCCGGATTCGCATACCGATGCAGTCAAACCGCCCCAAACGCCGGGGCAGCACTGAGGAAATGACCATGACCACGCATCGCCTGATCCAACTTCACAACCTGGCCGACGATTTGTCGTCGCGCGCACGCGTTTGCCTGCGCGGCGCTGCCAACCTGGAACGCATCGGCAATGCGCGTGGCGCCCAATATCAGCGCGCCAAGGGCCTGCGCTTCCAAGTCATCGCGGAAAAAGCTGCTCGCCGAGTTGAGGCGGGCGCATGAACGCTGCCGAATTTATGGCGAGGGCTTCGGGCCTTCTTGCCTGCCGCCACGACTTCGCACGGGGCTACCGTTACGACAACCTTGGCCGTCGAATCACTGGATGCGACGAATGCAACGGGTGCGATAGCAGCGCCAGGGTTGAACAGATCGGACTGATGGAGGGCATGGAAATAATTAACGACGGTGGGCAAATGAAGCTGCGTTGGCCGTGCCCTGAATGCGGCTTCCCGGTCAACGAGGACACGTCAGCACTAAGCGCAATAGCAGACGCCAGAGAAATCGAGAAAGACGCGCTTTGCGTTGCGTGCCGTAATCGGCAAGCCACCTAACAGCCACCGCTCATGCCCCGCGTGAGCCTACCGCCCTTCCCGCTCAAGGAAGGGCCATCACATGGTCAGCGGCGTGGAGCTAAGGCATCCGCTGGACTATGAAGCGTCGGAATGTTGGGGATTGCGATAGGCCCCGGCCTGACCATGTGATGGTCCCGACATCCAGCCTCGCGCCGGCCTCCGGCCAGCGATTACTGCTCTCGGGCATCACTTCCGCGCTGGCGAAGAGAAAGGCCAGCACCCTCAATGGAGCCATCTACGTCCGCAAGGGCCGGCTAGAAGTGTGCACACCGGGCGAGGCAGCTTACTCCGTCCGTAGATGGCTCCGTTGAGGGTGAATGCGCAGTGCTGATGCGCGTGGCAGTAAGTGCCTGTGCGACTTAGGCGGGTCCGCCGCGAAGAACGCGCTGTGCCGGGATCAGCTCCGGCCACCCTCCAAAGCGACGAGTGACGAACAGCCAGCCGGCCTAGTAGATGTTCACTCACCCTCGGCCCCGTGAAACAGTCGGGCGGCCGCTCCACGAAACGGAGCCCCTTCCCGCAGCGCCCCTCCCGCTCCCTACCCACCCTCGGCAACATCGCCGCGTGCGCACGCGTCGTGACGCTGGGGAATGGCCGGGGAGACCGGCCCGGGGCGCTGCACCCCCACTCCTCAAGGACACCGCCATGAACCTGCACATGATCCAGGATGACCCCGCACGCACCGCCGCGCCAGGCATGGCGCCCGGCGAGCGCGAGCCTGAGCACGAAGACCGGCAGCGCGAGCGCCTGCACGCCGATCTCGACCTGGAGTTTCACCGCGCTCTGGTGCTCAAACGCTGCGTGCACGTGCAGCACGAGAACCCGGTGCCGGCGGCGGTGTTCCTGATGACCGACCCGAGCCCGGCCACCGTGGCCGCGCTCGAATCCCTGATCGTCGCGCTGAAGCGCCGCATGGGCCCCGCGGTGATCGAATCCCTCGCGAACCGCCTGCTGGTGACCGCGGAAGAATGCGCGCGCCGCCGGCTGGTGGACGCGGCTATGGACGGCGCACACATCACCTTCGGGCCGCGCCAATGATCGCCGCCCTCCCGCCTCTCAGCCCCTGGGCCACCGTGCTGGTAATGGCCGGCTGCGCGTTCGCGGGTGCGGTGCTGGGCGACCTCGCCATGCGGCTCCACCGATATACCGACCCCTGGAGGGCTGAGTAATGGACACGATCAACGACGGCGGCCCGGCGTTCCCGCACACCCGGGTGCACTTCGACACCAGCGGCACGCGCAAGGACGGCATGACCCTGCGCGACTACTTCGCTGCGCAGGCGCTTGCTGGCTTGGCTGGTCGCAAGTTCCACGCAGGCGACGCAGGCGATGGCTATGCCGAATGGGCGGCCTCAATGGCCTATGAGTTCGCCGACGCCATGCTGGCCGCGCGAGGTGCCCGATGATCCGCCGCCTCCGCACCCACTGGGAGCTGATCGTCAACGGCTCCGCACTCATTGTCGCTGTGGTCCTGGCCTGCGTGCTGGGGCCCACCCTCGACGCCCAATCCACTGACCGCCCCACGTGCGGCGAACGCTGCGGCACTACCAAACTCGCCGCCAAGGAATGACCATGGCTGAAGCCACCGAACTGATCACGCTGCCCACGGCAGAGAATGCACTGGCCACTTTCAGCGCCGAAAAGGGCCTGGACCCGATCATCGAACAGATCCGCGTCCAACTGAGCGGTGTGGCCTACGACATGAGCACCGTCAAGGGCCGAAAGGAATGCGCCAGCGATGCTTTCAAGGTCGCCCAGGCCAAGCAGGCCATCGAGAAGCGCGGGAAAGAGCTCTCTGCCCAGTACAAGAAAATCCCGGCCATGATCGACGCCGAGCGTAAGCGCGCTTTCGATGTGCTCGATTCCTTCCAGAAACAGATCCGCCAGCCCCTGACTGACTGGGAGACCGCGGAAGAGGCTCGCCAGCAGCGTCACAAAGCCAACATCGAATGGTTCCGCCTCCGCGCGGATGAATGCCGCGACCTCGATGCCGCAGAGCTGCGCAGCTCGATTGCTGAGCTGCAGGCCCGCGTCGTCGATGAATCGTATGAAGAGTTCGAAGCGGAAGGCCACCGCGTGAAAGAGCGCGCTGCGACGTGCCTGACGGACGCGCTGACCGCCCGCGAGAAGCGCGATGCCGAACAAGCCGAGCTGGCGCGCCTGCGCGCTGCTGAAGCCGAGCGGGAGCGCAAAGACAAAGAGGACCGAATTGCGCGCGAGGCGGCCCAGAAGGCCCAACGCGAAGCCGATGCCGCCGCTCAGGCAGAGCGAAACGCTGCGGCCCGCCGCGAAGCTGAAGCCGCCGAGGCCGTGAAGACGGCAAAGCTTGAGGCTCAGCTGGCCGAAGAGCGCCGCATCGCGGCCGAGAAACAAGCCGAGCTCGACCGGCGGAACGCGGAGGCGCGCGAGCGCGAAGCGGCCGCAGAAGCCGAGCGGCGCGAAAAAGCGGCTGCCGAGCAGGCGGCAGCCGCCGAGCGGCAGCGCATCGCCGACGAACAGGCGGCTGCCGAGGCGGAAGCCAAGCGCCGTGAAGCCGACGTCGAGCACCAGCGCAGCGTTAACCGCGCTGCCCTGGCAGAGCTGGTCAAAGGTGGGGTACCGGAGGCCGCCGCCAAACAGGCGATCACGCTCATCGCCAACGGCCTTATTCCCAAGATCCGAATCACCTATTGAGGACACTATGACTGAAGTCATCGACGCCCAGGCCCGCGCAGTGGCCCCCAAACCTGATCAGGTCGCCGGACAGGTGGCGGTACTGCCCGCCAATTCGCCCATGGGCATGATGATGGCCGCGGTAAAGCAAGGCATCCCACTGGAGCAGGTCAGGGAAATGATGGCCATCCAGCGGGAATGGGAGGCCGACGAAGCGCGCAAGGCCTTCAACGACGCATTCGCTGCGTTCAAGGCCGAGAAGGTGGAGGTCATCAAGCGAAAACAGGTTGACTTCGCTACCTCGAAGGGGCGCACTCAGTACAAGCACGCTGAGCTGTCCGATCTGGTAGACGCCGTCGGCCCTGCGCTGGCTCGCCACGGGTTCTCCTGGAGCTGGACGCCCGAGCAGAAGAACGCCCGCATCTACATCACCTGCACCTTGCAGCATCGCCTTGGGCACGAGAAGTCGGCGACGCTCGACGCTCCCGCAGACGATAGCGGCGGCAAAAACATCATCCAGTCCATCGTTTCCACGACGACGTACCTGGAGCGCCACACGCTCAAGGCCGTTTGCGGGATCTCCGAGAAGGGCGACGACAACGACGCCAACTCGCTCGACGCCCCGGCGCAGCAAGCAGTCGATAGCTGGATCCAGGCGGCGAAAAACGCTCAGTCCATCGCGGAACTCGACCAGGTCTGGCGTGATGGCCTACTCGAAATCAAGAAAACCAATTCGCTCAAGGTCTACGACGATTTTCGGGCCGCCGTGAGCGAAGCAAAATCACGCATGGGGGCATCATGAGCTTCAAAGTACTGGAATGCGACCAGGGCAGTCCTGAGTGGCACCAAGCGCGTGCCGGTGTCATTACCGCCAGCATGTTCTCCACGGTGCGCGCCAAGGTCAACGGGTTGACCGAGCAGCAGAAGAAGTATGTGGATGCGATCCTCTCGGGCCGCACCGAGTCGAGCGCACGCGAGATAGCCGGATACAAAGCGGCACCGCGCGCCGACGTGATCCAACGTGCGATTGACGGTGAGAAGGTCGGCGACTATTCCGAGGCTGCACTGAACTACGCCTTCAGATTGGCCGTGGAGCGCATCAGCGGAATCCCGCTGGACGAGGGCTTCGAGACGCACTCGATGCGACGCGGGCACGAGCTGGAGCCTAAGGCGCGGATGGAGCACGAAATCCAGACCGGCCTGTTCGTGAAGCGTGCAGGTTTCGTCATGACCGAAGACGGGCGCTTCGGCGCCAGCGCAGACGGTCTCATCAAGGATGACGAGGGCAGCGAATACAAGTGCTTCATCGCCCCCGAAAAGCTGCGCGCCTTCTGGGTCGACAACGATGCCAGCACGGTGATGGAGCAGGCCCAGGGCTGCATGTGGCTCACTGGCCGGAAGCGCTGGCACATCTGCCTGTACTGCCCTGCCTTGGAGGTGGTGAATAAGCAGCTCTGGTGCCGGGTGTTCGATCGCGACGATGATTTCATCGAGGCGATGGAAGCAGACCTGATCGAGTTCGAGAAGGTGGTGAGCTCCTATGAAGCCTTGTTGCGCAAGGAGGCCGCGTGATGGCGAGCGTCAACAAAGTCATCATCGTGGGGAACCTCGGGCGAGACCCCGAAGTCCGTTATAGCCCGGATGGCGCGGCCGTCTGCAACGTCTCGATCGCCACCACCAGTCAGTGGAAAGACAAGGCGAGCGGCGAGCGCCGCGAAGAAACCGAATGGCACCGCGTCGTCATGTACAACCGCCTGGCCGAAATCGCCGGCGAATACCTGAAGAAGGGCCGCTCGGTCTACATCGAAGGCCGCCTCAAGACCCGCAAGTGGCAAGACAAGGACACCGGCGCTGACCGCTACAGCACCGAAATCGTGGCCGACCAGATGCAGATGCTGGGCGGCCGCGAAGGCGGCGACGGCGGCAGTCAGAACGAAGCGCCTCGGCAGAGCCGCCAGGCCTCCGGCCAGCCCAGCGACTACGCTCGGCGGCGCGAAGCTGCCCCGGACGCGCGCGCGGGTGCTGGACCCGCAGCGGCCAATCTGGCCGATATGGACGACGACATTCCGTTCTAGCGGTCACTTTTCCCTCAGTTCCCCTCGGGCGGCGCTGCACACCCATGGAGGCAACCGCTGACGCGGCGCCGCCCTCCCCCATCCCCACGGAGTCCCCCCCCCATGTGGTTCAAGAACCTGAAGGTGTATCGCCTTGCCGGGCAGTTCCGGCTGTCCGTCGAGCAGATCAACGAGCAATTGCAGCAACACCAGTTCTCGGGCGGCACCAGCATCGAGGCCCAGTCTGTTGGCTGGATCCCGCCGCGCGAAGGCGGCGACCTGGTGCACGTCGTCAATGGCCAGTACCTCCTGGCGCTGCGCGTCGAACAGAAGCTGCTTCCGGCCGGCGTGGTCAACCAGGTCACGAAGGCCCGCGCCCAGGAAATCGAAGAGCAGCAGGGCTACAAGCCCGGCCGCAAGCAGATGAAGGAGCTCAAGGAGCGCGTGACCGATGAGCTCCTGCCGCGCGCCTTCAGTCTGTACCGAGACACCCGCGTCTGGGTCGATACGGCTCACCGCTGGCTCCTCATCGATACCGCCTCCGACGCGCGCGCCAGCGACGTGATCGGCATGCTGGTCAAAGCGCTCGGCGACTTCCCGCTGGAGAACCTCTATGTGAACGAATCGCCGGCCTCCGCCATGACCCGCTGGCTGGCCGAAGACGAAGCGCCGGCCAACTTCTCGATCGACCAGGACACCGAGCTGCGCGCCAGCGGCGAGAGCCGAGCCGCGATCCGCTATGTGAAGCACTCGATCGACGCAGACGACGTGCGCCGGCACATCCAGGGCGGCAAGCAGTGCACCCGCCTGGCGCTGACCTGGGCCGATCGCGTGTCGTTCGTACTGACCGAAGGGCTCGACATCAAGCGCGTGGCTCCGCTGGACCTGCTGACCGAGAACCCTGATGCGATCTCGCAGACCGATGCCGAGCGCTTCGACTCCGACTTCTCCCTCATGAGCGGCGAGCTCGCCAAACTCATCGCCGAGCTGGTCGACGCCCTCGGCGGCGAGAAGCAAATCTAAGGACTTCAGCATGGCTAAAAAATCCAAAGACGTGTATGGCGCCGAAGGCCAGAGCAACCTGCTCAACTTCGACCCCACCAAGCTGGTCCTGGTGACCGACGAATCCAGCCCGCTTTATGACCCTCGCGTGCATCTGCCCGTGGACGAGGCCATGGCGCGCAACATCGACTATCAAGGGGTGCTGGAACCCATCGGGGTTTCGAAGAATCCGGAAACCGGGGAAACGGAGGTGGTGTTCGGGCGCCAGCGCGTCAAAGCGGCGATTCTCGCCAATCAGTGGCGGCATGCCCGCGGCGTCCCCGAGCGGCTCATACCCGGTGTCGTGTATGCCGGAAAGCGCGAGGCGGCGCTGGACGCCATCGCCAGCGAGAATGAAGCACGCACTGCCGACACCCCGATTGGGCGAGCGGAGAAGATGCGGCGCCACCTCGCTCTCGGCAAGGGAGAGGACCAGATCGCCGTGATCTACAACTGCACCGTCGCCACCGTGCGCGACACGTTGTCGCTGCTCGACAGCCCCAAGGTCGTGCAGGACGCCATCGAGGCCGGCCAGATCACCCTGACGCATGCCAAGGCACTCTCCAAGCTTCCGGTCGACGAGCAACGCGACAAGGTCGCCCAGTTGGTTCAAGCGGGCCAGGGGACCAAAGCGCACGAGCGCAGCCGGAAGCAGGCCGCAGTCATGGGCGAACTCCCCCGCATGAAGTCCCGTAAGCAGATCCAGGCAGCGCTGGAGTCCTCCCGGGGCGAGTACGCCGCCGCCCTGCGGTGGGTGCTGGGTAACGACGACGCCAACAGTTAAGAGGCCTCACGCCCGCGCTTAGCTCCTGCCGGCCGGGCGGCGCCACCAGTCGAGGACTCCGAGGCACCGCTCACCTATTCGCTATTCCCAATAAGAGGTGTGAAAAATGACCGCATTCTGCGTGTTTGGAATCACCGAGCCGCTGGCTAGGAAGTCGGCCGAGGCGGCCAGTAAGACCTGGCTCGCGAAGATGTCGAGCCAGGAGCGGGCCGAGGTCACGGCCGCCACTGTCGACGCATGGATCCGCGACCGAACCGCCGAGATGCTGAAGAACGGCAAGCCCAAGCAGGTTTCCGCGGCATTCGATGCGCCTCAGTTCGCTGAGGACTGGATTGCCCTGGCCAAGAGGACCGTCAAGGCTCGCGGGCTGAGGGTCATGGTGCGCGGCGAGAAAACCGACCGCCACGGAGCGACCGTCATCAGCAAGCGAACCAAGCGCCCCGTAATTGCATGGGTTCCGTACCAGCCATGACCACGCCCGCCCCCATGAACCGACAGCAGCGCCGCCAGCTCGAGCAGCAACGCGCGCGCCAACGCGCCCAGCGCCGCGTCGAGCGGCCTGTGCACATCCCGATGATGCGCAAGCTGCGCGACCAGATCAGCCTGGACATGCACCTGGCGCTGGCGCGCCTGCGCACAGCGCCGCACGACGATGCGCGCACCGACCTCGCCTCCACCATCCACACCGTGGGCGTGGCCATCGCCAACAACCGCCGCTTCGCGGAAGAGCTCGACCACCTGAACGCCGGCGCCGAGGCTCTGCAGGCCTACGCCGCGTCGGCGCCCCTCACCGACGAGCAGCTGGCCGTGCTGGCCCACACCTGCGCCGTCATCGACACCATCCTCGGCCTGATCGACGTGCCCACGCTGTGGCAAGCGGAAAAGGTCGCCATTGCGCTGGTGCGCCAGCAGCGCGCCGCCCAGGAGCAACGAGCATGACGACGAAACACACGCCGGGCCCGTGGGCCCGCGATATCGGCAGCGGCTTTGGGTGCGACGTGCGCGCCGAGAACGGCCGGAAGGTCGCCGCCACCTGGGGCATCAACAGCGGCGATCCGCACCGTCCGGCATATCGCGCCGAGTGCGACGCCAACGCCCGCCTGATCGCCGCCGCGCCGGAACTGCTGGAGGCGCTCCAAGAGCTAGCCGACGACATTGCCGACCGGTTCGACATGGATTCGCCCAGCACTAACCCGGGCATCAAGCACTGCATCAAGCAAGCTCGCGCCGCCATTCTGAAAGCCACCGGAGAGCAAGCATGACGACGAACAGCAACCATCCCGCCATCCCGGCCGGCGAGCAGGACGAGCAGCCCGAGCTGGCCGTCTGGTACGGGTCGATGCCCGAGTCCAATGGCAAGCACAACTGGACAGCGATGCTGTATCGCAAGGGTGACGGCCTGATGGGCGGCGTCACGCTGACCCTGGACCGCTCCGAGTATCCGGATCGCGTTCGCTACGAGGCCGACCGCGCGCGGTTCCTGATCGGTGAACTACCGAATGAGCCCTTCATCCTCGACTACGACGGTGACCTACGCTCCGAGCCGCACTGCCCGCCGCCCGTCGCCGCTCCCGCTGCTGGCGATGCGCGGGAAGTCGATCCGCTGCAGGGCGCCGCAAACTGGCTTGTGCAGGCGCACAGCCAGCCGTGCCCGACCGTCCTGAGCGCATGCCTGATGATCGGCTACAACCGCGCCCAACGCCTCTACGACGCGGCCATTGCTGCCGAGCAGGGCGAAGGCGGTGCAGCATGAGGTTCTACGCACGAGTCTGGCCGCAGTCTGGCCCGAAACGCCGCACTTTGGCCCCCGAGTTTGTCCAACGCTCGTCTGTCGACAACATCGACGAGGAAGACGCGGAGGCCTGCGCCGAAGACTACTACCGCAACCACGACGGTTTTGAGGCCATTTGGCCGCTGACATTCGCCATCTTCGACGGTTTCACCGGCCCCGAGATTGGGCGCTGGGAAGTCGCTCTCGAGTACGAGCCGTCGTTCGTCGCCGCCCAGCAGCGCCAGGAGGGGTGAGACATGGCCCCGCGCGGCGCCTACTACAACGAAATTGACCCCTACGCAGCGCAGTGGCTGCGCAACCTGATTGCCGCCGGTCACATCGCACCTGGCGACGTGGACGAACGCAGCATCGAGGACGTACACCCTGATGACCTTCGACCCTACACCCAGTGCCATTTTTTCGCAGGAATCGGCGTCTGGTCGCATGCCCTTCGAGGTGCCGGCTGGGCAGATGATCGACCTGTTTGGACGGGTTCCTGCCCGTGCCAACCTTTCTCCGCGGCAGGCAAAGGAGCTGCATTTGATGACCAGCGGCACCTCTGGCCGCACTGGCATTGGCTCATTCAAGAGCGTCGCCCTCCAATCGTCTTTGGAGAGCAGGTTGCAAGCAAGGACGCAGATCCTTGGGTCGACCTTGTACACGCTGACCTGGAAACCATGGGCTACGCCTTTGGGGCCGTCCCGTTTCCGTCTGCGAGCGTCGGCGCGCCCCAACCCAGAGAGCGCATTTTCTGGGTGGCGTGCGCCGATGGCCACGGATGGCGAGAAGGCCGACTGCCTGCTGCCTGGTGTGCTCAAGCGCATCGCGGAGCATCGGCAAATCAGCCTGGCCATGCAGGCCCGGCTGGCGGGCTGGCCGACCTGCAGGGCATCGGATGGGAAGAAGAACGTCCGAACACTGGAGGGCAGCCTGAAGGAGATCAAGCGCAAAGGCTCGCCGCAGGACCTTTCGATGGCTGCGGCCCTGTCAATGGGTTCTGGGCTGCGGCGGACTGGATCGAATGTTGTGATCCAGGAGGGACCCGCTGGCGGCCAGTTGAACCCGGCACATTCCCGCTGGCTCATGGGGCTCCCGGCCGCGTGGGACGACTGCGCGCCTACGGCAACGCGATCAACGCGCAGCAAGCGCAAATCTTCATCGAAGAAAGCATGAGGTGCATAGCATGAACAACACCCCCGAGCTGACGGACGACGACCGCCACCCTCTCGAAGCCTACGCCGAAAGCTATGCCCAGATGGAACGAGTAGCGCGTCGGGAAGGCAAACCCGCCGTTGTGAGCATGCGCAGCGTGTATTGGGATATCAGAAAAAACATGATTCCGGCGACAGTGGATCGCGCCGTGCTCGACAAGCTGCGCCAGGGCGGCGAGCCGGTGGGCGATATGAGAAATCCCATGTCTAAATACGACGAGCCGCTGCTATCGCGCAAAGCCGGAATGTGGCTGGCAATTAACGTGATTGAAGATATAGCCCTTCAGTACCGAATTGAAGACGACTCGAGCACCAATAGTACCTACCACGAAGGCGCAGGAGACGCCTTGGATAAAGCTGAAAACGCTATTCGGGCGTTGCTGTCAGGGCTAGATTTCCAGGCAAGCGCCCCTGCAGCCGTAAGTAATCTTCCTGCCTTTGAATCGCCGGCGGTTCAGGCGGTGTACGAGTTGCTTTGCGACGATCAACGACCGCCCATTGGCGAGCACTGGGAGGGGTTTGTAGCGCGCCGCATCGTGCAGCGCTTGAGCGCCCCTGTAGCCGGGGAGGCGCGACCGTTCGCAGTTCTCGCTGTTCACAAGAACGGGGAAATTCGGTCGTACTCGACCGGGCAAGCCTTACAGGATGCCCCCATCCAAGACAGCGAACGAGAGCTACAGCGCAAGTATGGATACGAGCTAGTTACGGTCTACGCCGCGCCCCAGGCCAGCGCGGATGCGCGCAATGCGGCACTGGAGGAAGCGGCGCAAACGGCCTATACCGCGCTGTTTCCGTCGAACGCCCGGAGCGATTGGACGGAGTTCGCCGAAAGCGCTGCCTTCCATGCGAAACATGCTGCTCAATGCATCCGCGCCCTCATGTCCACCCCCGCGCCGCAGCCTGCCGAGGGCGAAGTGGTGCTACCGCCGCTGCCCTTTGGCTTGGGCATGATGCACGGGGAGCAGTATCGCGCCTACGCCCGCGCCGCCGTCCTGGCCGACCGCCAGCAGCGCGCCGCCCTTTCTGCCGCCCAGACCGAACAAGGAGAGCGGGAAGATGGCTGACCCGATCGTCCCGATGGAATACCTGTACGGCGTCAAGGTGGTGGACATTGGCGATCTGCGGGTGGCGCGCGGCATGTCCCGGCGGCCCATCTCGACTTGCCGCCACCTGCACCTGGCGTATGACACCAACGAGCGGCGCGTGTACTGCCAGGACTGCGAATCCGATGTGGAGCCGTTCGACGCGTTCCTGCAACTGGTCGAGCGTCACCACGCACTCGATGCAAAAGCCCAGCAGCTGCGCGAGGATGCCGCCCACACGTTGACCAGCCGGGCGGCGAAGCGCATGGACGAGGCTTGGCGCAGCCGAAATATGGCACCAGTCTGCCCTCATTGCACCTCGGTCATCCTGCCTGAGGACGTGGTGAACGGCCTTTCCATGACCAACAAGGAATGGGAGCTGCGCCGGCGCGCCGCCCTGGCCTCTAAGGAGAAGAACGATGCGTAGCGAACGAGAAAATCTGCTGCTGGCGGCGAAGGCAGCCGGCCTCGAGGTGTGGCCCGGAACCGGCTTTCAGGCGCATCAGCTCTTCCGCCGGCCGGACACGGCCGACCCATCGGGCAAGGTATCGGGCGTGGAATGGAATCCGCGCGGCGACGATGGCGACAACCGGCGCCTGCAGGTGCGGCTGCGGCTTGGGCTGGTGCCGCTGGATGGCGGCGGGTGGGATTGCGTCATCTGGGACCACGACGAAGAAGTCACGCTGGCGACGTCCCTTGACCCGAATCAGGCCGTGGTGTCCGCCGCCGCCGAGATCGGCGCAAAGATGCAGGAGGGCCAGCGCCATGGGTAGCTTGGCCGTCCTCTACATCTGCATGGCCCTGGGCCTCGCTATCGTCGCCGCCCAGATCGTCATCGACAACAGGCCGAGCGCCGATGACTGAAGCAATCCAGCGCCTGCTGGACACCACCCACAACGCATGGACGCCCGTCTAGCGCGGGCACCTGGGAGGCAATTATGACCATGATGACGCCCGCCGAGGTGGCGGCCCGGCTACGGGTCAGCCCCAACACAGTTCGGCGACTCGCCGCGCCAGGCGGCCCGATCCCGTGCCTGCGCTTGGGCCGCCTGATCCGTTTCGACTCCACAGACATAGAGCAATACGAAAACGAATGTCGATCTACTTCGATAAAAGCCGCCGTCGATATCGCTTTGAATTCGACCGTGTCATTACCGGCCGCCGGGTCCGGGCTACGAAGCTTCTTCCAAAAGAATGGAGTCAGGCTCAAGCCGACACGTTCGACCGGGAAGAGAGCAGCCGCCTCTACGCGATAGCGCAGGGCATTGAGCAGGAATCCCCCCTCATCGAGGACGCCGTCCAGTTCTACCTGGAGAAGAAGACTGAGCTGAAATCGCACGGCACGGCCATGGGGCACCTGGCCGCGGTCATTGACCACTACGAGGGGAAGCGGTTCATCGACCTGGCCGACGTGTGCGAAAAGATCACGACCGCCGGCCAGGGCGTCCTGGCGCCGGCCACGATCAAACAGCGCCTGGTGCTGCTGCGCGCGGCGTGCCGCTTCTTCTGGAAGTCCAAGCGGCTCAACGTGCCCGACCCCGGGACGCACCTGGCGCTGCCTGAGGTGCGCAACGAGCGTCACGAGTACCTGACCCGCAAGCAGGCGCTGCAGCTCGCCCGCGCGTGCAAGAAGCGCCCCGCCCGCGCGCTCATCCTGATAGCGTTCTACACCGGCATGCGGAAGGGGGAGATTTGGGCCGCCAGGATGGAGCCCGGCCGGTTCGTGCTGGATGACACCAAGAACGGCGACCGCCGCGTGGTGCCGATGCTGCCCAAGATCGCGAGCTACGCAGCGCGGCACCTGCCGCCGACCATCAGCTATCGGTCGATGATGATCTGGTTCCGCAAGGCGGCAGAGGCGGTCGGCCGCCCCGGCCTCCACTTCCACGACCTGCGGCACTCGACCGCCAGCGCCATGGTGCAGGCCGGCATGCCGCTGTACACGGTGGGCAAGGTGCTGGGGCACAAGAGCGCGCGATCGACCAGCAGGTATGCTCACCTGTCGACGGAAAACCTGGCCGATGCCCTCGGCGCGATCGCGCAAAAGGGTGTGGGGAAATCTTGACATCGCCCCGTGTTTTGCGGGCGTTGTGGCGCCGTTTTCGGCCAGTGCGCCACTGGGTAACCGCTGGATGCCCATACAGCCACAGCGCATTGCAAATCCGTGTACGTCGGTTCGATTCCGGCTTGCGCCTCCAGCAACACAAGCTGCCGATGATGGCCCGCCCTGTTCCAGGCGGGCCTTTTTCATTTCCGGCGCCGTGTGGGAGTTTTTCGTCCACGCGCCCGACCCGCCCCGCCCCGCCCCACCCGCTACTCACCTGACGAATCGGTCAAGTGACGAATCAGTCCACCTCGAGGCACAGCGGACACGCCCCCATCCGAGCAGCTGCTAGACTTTTTCTGGTCCGCATCGCAGGAATGCTCAGCCCCAGGCGTATTCAGCCCGAGGAACGACACCATGGAAATTCTCGCCCAGAACACCAGCGCCGAACTGCTTGCTCGCCTCGAGGCGGCCGCCGCGGTCCCGCTATCGCAAGATGAATTCCAGCAGCAGCTCATCTCCTTCGTCTATAGCGTGGTGGGACAGCGCGAGAACATGACGCGTGACAAGGTCGAAGACCTGCTGAGCCGTCGCCCGGCGTGAAGCCCCGTGGTGATCTGGGAGCTGGTGCAGGATGAGGGAAATCCGCTCTACACGCGCCTGGGAGGCCCGCTGCCGGGCAAGCGCACCCTGCCCGAACTGCTCTGCGACCACCGTGCCGAATACGTGCACGCCCTTCAGGTGGCAGACCGCTCGCACCTGGCTGGCAAACCGATTGATCTGCAACCGCTCTCGAAGATCATCAGCCACCTGCTGGCCAGGCAGATCGCGAGCACCTGA